GAGGATAAAGGCGTTAGTCGGAAGTTAAAGAGGTAAAAAGAAAAAATAGACCGAAAATCGGTCTTTAAGATGATGGGCAGTCTTGGAGGGCAGCGAATCATCTTAAAGACTTGGTATTTACAAAAAAAGTATGCGGCAATCTTAATATATGGCTATTTTTTTGCCCTTTTTTTGTAATAGCAAGTTTTACATGCCTAGATTAGTTTGTCAACGTTAATAATTTGCTATGAAAAATCAAAAAAGTTTTAGATTTGATACTGTCAAATTTCCTAAGGTTAAAAAGACCAAAGACGGTTATTTACAAGGTGAAGTCGTAGCATCTCGTGCTGGAGTTTTTGAGTATTTAAACCTAGACGGGAGCGTGCGAAGAGAACTTAGACATCCAGACGACATTTTTAAAAAAGAGAGTTTAGATACTCTTAAGATGATACCAGTAACCGCTAATCACCCACCAGAGTTTGTTGATTCCAGCAACGCTGCAAAATATCAGGTCGGCTACACGGGTGAGAGATATGACATAATCGATGATAAAATTATTACTTCAATCACGGTTACTCATAAAGACGTTATAGACCAAATATTAAGCGGTAGCCTTACGGAGCTTTCTTATGGATATGAAGTAGAGCTAGTACAGGAAAAAGGGGTGTATAAAGGTGAGAAATACGATTATCGGCAGTTAAATCCTGTTTATAACCATTTAGCCGCAGTACCGCAAGGTAGAGCGGGTCGTGATGCCAGATTCAGATTTGATAATGCCGCACAGTTAAAAGAAGTATTCGAAATTAACAATCAAAATGAGGTTAGTATGTCTAATGACAAGGCAGAAACAAAAAATGATAGCGGAGAGCTACAATTAAGGCTAGACGCAATAACAGCTGAAAAGAATTTATTAGAAAATAAATTAATAACTCTTGAGACAAAACTAGATCACGTAGAGAAAGCTTGGGCGGCAACTAAAAAGGAGCTTGAAGCTGAAAAAGCCATCAGAACCGATGATCTCATAAGAAAAGCGGTAATAGAGAGAGTAGCTCTATTTGCTCAAGCAATGCCGTTCTTAAAAAATGATAGTTTTGGGTATCTAGCTCATACCGATAGAGAAATCATGGAAGCTGCCATGAATGCAAACAGAACCGATGCAATAGATTTTACCGGTAAATCGGATGAATATATCAAAGGTATGTTTGAGACTTTTGTAGGTACTAGTTTAAAAGTATCTAATGTTGATACAAAAGGAGTTTTTGGAGTTCTACAGCAAAATTGTGACGTATCCATTAATAACAGTATGAGAGACGGAATATTTAAACAATTAAAAGAAAAAAAGGTATCATAATATGCAAACAAGTTTTTCAAATGCTTTAACATCTAAACCTTATTTTTTAGGACAAATATTAGATACTTCACTAACGCAAGTGGATTCTTATGCTGCTGAAACAGCTATTAGTTTTGGTCAACCCGTTCAACTTGGAACAGACCCTACAAAACAGGTCAAAGCTTTAGTTGCTGGCGGTACTCTTTGGGGTATAGCGATAGAAAGTAATTTTGCTGTAGCTGGTGGGGTATTATCTACCGATACTACAACTGGTCAGGTAGTAAATGTTACTTCAAACAATACTCATACTTATCCTATCGGGTCAATGGTGCCAGTTGTAAAAGTTGGAAGAGTAGTGATTCAAGTAGGTGCTACGGTAAGTCAAAGTACAGTTGGAAAAACTCAAGCCTGGTATCAGACGGCATCTGCTACCGCCTCTTTAATCGGTACTATTAGAGCCGCAGATAGCGATCCAACGTCTGGAAGTGAAGCTTTTATTTCAATAGGAACATTTTTTAGCGTTCCAACGGCAAATAACTTAGCTGTCATTCAAATAAATAAATTATAAGAGGTTTTTATGGAAAATGTACCTGTTTTTAGATCAAATAGTAACTTTTTAGGGTCTAATCGTAGGGTGGATGCTAATGAGCTGATGTTCTTTACAAATGAATTAACGGCCTTTGATCCAAAACAATACGATATTTTAAGAAGTCCGTTAACTGCTTTTTCCGTGTTTCATGAAAAAGAAGTGGATAAATACCAGACAATATATACTTACGCAATGTTTGAAGGTTTTGGTAAATCAAAATATGCGGCAGTTAAGAATGGTAAAAATACTGATGTACCTTTTGTTGGCACTGGCGGTAAACAATATTCATCCGTCATAGCAGATGTTGCTTGTGCTTTGGCTTTTAGTGACGGGGATATTCTAGCATCCTCAGCTTTAAGAAGGGATGTAGTAGGAACTCTTAAGAGACAGGCCATGCGTTCAAATTTTGAACTTATGAATACTACCTGTTTTTTTGGCTATAAAGAACTTGGGTTATCTGGATTATTTAATAATCCTTATGTCGCTGCTCCGACAAAAACTGTAGCCGACTGGTCTTTGTCTACTGTTGCTGCTACCGATGTATATAAGGATTTAACAGATGCTTATAATAGTATTTTAACGAACAGTAATAATTTAATATATCCTAACATAATGTTAATTTCACCAGGTATGTATAATATTATTAATACTCTGATATTTAATACTTACAATGGAATTACTGTAAAAACCCAATTTGAAACTGCCCAAAGTATAAAAATCGTTGTTGCTCCAGAATTAACAAAAGCTTTTGATACTACGCCTAAAGCAGTAACTAGCGGTGGTACTAAAGATGGTTTTGTTATCATGAATAACGATCGGGATTTTATAGAGCATGTAATGGCAGAACCTTTTGAAGCAAAGCCGTTACAAGCCGTAGGACTGGAGTATATTTCTTATTGCGTATCAAGACATGGTGGTTTGGTTGTAAGACAACCGAATGCGATTGCTATAAGAGCAGCGAAATAACCTGCTGCTTATGAGTATGGATTTATTGCTCCGTTTTAAAAGAATTGCCGATGAGTTTAAAGACATCGGCGATGATGTTATAAATGATCATTTAGCCATGGCAGATGAATTAATATCGCAAAATATAAGAGTGCCGATAAGAGATAATTTAATCGTGTATTTAGCCGCTCATAATATTGATCTATCGTTAAAAAGAAAGGGAGCTGGTGGAGCTGTAACTTCCGTATCAGAAGGAAAATTAAATATTAATTATGCTGTAAACACAAATATTAATTCTGAATACGATTTATCCAGTTACGGCGGCAAATACATGGCTTTATTAAAAAGCGTTACGATCGCCCCGATTACTAGAAGTTGCTTATAATGGTTCGTATAGTTGATAAGGATACTGGATTAAAACAATTTAAAAAAGCGATAAAGAATTTTAAAGGTAAAGTTTTAAAAGTAGGTATTTTTGCAGATAGCGGAAAAGGTAAAAACGGTGAGCTTATAGTAAATCGTGCTTTAGCTAATGAATATGGAACAAGTAATATTCCGGAGCGTTCATTTATACGTAGTACTTCGGATGAGAAAAATCAGGAATGGGGGAAAAGTATAGATAAAATTGTAGATAGGTTACTTACTGAAGAAGTGGACGTAAATCAATATTTGGGACTTCTTGGTGAAAAAATTGTCGGAGACATAAAAGAGAAGATTTCCTCTAATATGCCGCCGCCAAATTCACCAGCTACAATTAAAAGAAAAGGTAGTAGTAAAACTCTTATTGATACTGGCGAAATGCGAGGCTCTATTCATTATAAAATAGAAAATTAAATGTTTGATGTTTTTAGAAGAGATTTAACTGCTTTAAGAATAGGTGAAGGTCAATATGCTAACGGTTTATGGCAAGACGGAGCAGATACTTCTTTTACAATTAAAGCCAGCGTTCAGGCTACGGATGCCGAAATAATGCAAACACTACCTGAAGGGGAACGCACCAAAGAGAGTTATACTTTATTTACTAATACGAAACTAGAAACCTCAAAAGTAAATAAAAGCAAACCAGATGTAGTTATGATTGAAGGGGAAAGATATCAGGTAATAAGAGTTACGGCTCATCAGAATTTAAAATATCCGACCGCTCATTATGAGGTTTTGGTAGTAAGGGAGAATGTCGATGCTAATTAGTCAGCTATATAGTAACATGCATGCTTTTACCGCCCAGGCAATACCTCTGCTACCTGTAGAAAAAATAATATTTGCCAATCAGAGTAGCCCAAGGCCTAAAAAACCTTTTGTTACAATATCCTTAGCTAATTTTAAAAACGTTGGTACTCCGATTGTTAGAGCAACAGATGCGAGCGGATATCAGAAAATCACGACATCTATGGTTACGACGGCTAGTTTTATTGCTTTTAGCGATGTTTTACATGAAGCAGAGGACTTACTAGGTAGCTTGTATAGTGCTTTTAATACCGAGCTACAAAATAGCGTATTTAAAGGAGAATTAGCACTCCATAGGGTAATCAAAAACGTTTCAGCTCTACCTGTAATGCTTAATGAACAAATGGAAAGCAAGGCTATTCTAGAGCTGGAAATCGCTTTTAATAAGACGATAGAGGATAATGTCGGTATAATTGAAAAAGTGGTTTTTAATGACGGCATATCAAATAAACAATATACAGTAAAGGTAGGTATTTAAATGGCTTTAATAGATGAATATGTAAAAATAAATATCACAAGAGCGACTATGGGTCTTGAACCTATTTCACTTGATACTCTTTTGGTAATAGGAAGTGCAAAAAAAACTGCAAATGTAGTAGCAGATGAGACTATACGTGTTAAAGAATATGGAAGCTTGCTAGAGGTTACTGGCGATTTTGCTACTGATACTAAAGAATACAAGGCAGCATCGCTGTATTTTGGTCAGGAAATCAGGCCAACCAAGTTATTAATAGGTCAAGTATTTAAAGATGAAACATTTGAGCAAGCTTATCCTAAAATTCTTCTTAAGAAGAGTAATTTTTATGGCGTGATGATTACCAGTGTTGATTCAGTTGACGTACTAGCAATTGCAGCTCTAGTCCAAGCCGATAATTACAGAATATTCGGCACTTCTTCCAGCGATGTAAAAACTTATGTACAAGATGATCAATCTCATATCATCTACAAACTAAAAGCTAAAAATTACGATAGAACATTTACCATTTTTAATACAGGAGCAAATACTTCCTATCCTGAAGCTGCGTGGTTTGGTTTAATGCTAACTAAAAATGCAGGGAGTAGTACCTGGGCTTATAAAACTTTAACAAATGTCGTAGCTGATAATCTTAGCTCCACGCAGAGAGCAGTAATATCTACTAATAAAGGAAATTATTACGTCAACTTCGGCGGCAGGGATATAATGCTAGATGGTATTACGGCTCAAGGTGAGTATATCGATATCATGATCGGTATAGACTGGATTACTTCTCAGATGAAGCTATCCCTTGCTAATGCACTTGTTACATCCGATAAAATACCTTTTACCAACCAAGGTATCGGTATTGTTGAAAGCATCGTAAGAAACACTTTAAATGATGCAGCTGATAAATCAATTCTTGATAGAGATAGTATCAAAGTATCCGTACCCGATGTTAGAGATGTACTAGTTAGTAATAGAACCAACAGGACTTTACCTGATGTTAAATTTGAAGCAAGGCTAGCTGGAGCAATACATAAAATCGGTATTTCAGGAATATTAACAGTTTAATAAGGTACTAAATATGGCAATAAAAGTTTTTGACCCCAATCAAATTGGCGTGATAGTAGGAGTTAGTGCAATTCAAGGGTTTGCAGAAGATAGTATGCTAGCGGTAGATACTGAAGATGCTAAATATGGTATTACTTCAGATGTTCACGGCGATGTTACAAGATTCAGGCAGAACAAGAATATAGCTAAAGTAACTCTAACACTAACTCAAAGCTCACCTTCAAACGATGTCTTAAGTTCATTTTTAGAAGCCGATCGTAAAAGTAATGCTGGAGTTTTTAATTTTATGATTAAAGATAACTCTGGTACTACATTATTTACGAGCGTTAATGCTTATGTTGAGAAACAGGCCACTGTTGAGTTCGGTAATGATAACAAGAATAGAGAATGGACAATTATTTGCATTAATCCTAGCAACTTTGTCGGAGGGGTTAAATAGTGATAGAAACAAGAAATAAAATCGTAGCAGGACATAGATACGACTGTACTTTATTTCCTGCGATGAAGGGATATAAGATTGCTAGGAAAATTGCCAAGCTATTTAGCACAGCATTTGGTGGAATTGTACCATCTGATAGTTCTCGCTTGCTAGATAATGAAATCAACTTTTCAAAAGTTATCGATGAACTAATTGCGATAGATGAAGATGGCGATTTTATTCTTGAATTACTTGCAAATACCATTAGAGACGAACAGGTTATTAATAGAGGTAGTTTTGATAGAATATACCAGAATAATTATCTGGAATTAATTGGGGCTCTGCAATTTGTTTTAGAATGCAATTTTAGTGAGTTCTTTGATCTATTTAAAGATAAAAAAAAAGATACCGACGAGCAGATAAGCAAGAAGGTAGAAACGACAGCGGATGTCCAAGCTCCAACTTCTTTGAGCGATTAGATCAAGATTTAGCAGAAGAATTAATCATTTGGCGTCCAATACTGGAGGGGTTAGTAACTTATACGGAAGTATGTAGTATAATGTCTCTTGATGATATTATGAAAGCAAATGCCCTTCTTGATATGAAGGCTTGCGTAGAAGCCGAAGCATACAAAAAAATACAAAAATGATAGCTAGAGAATTACTGATAAGACTGGGTTTTGATATTGACGAGAGCAATTTAAATAAGGTCTCACGGGTGGTAGATGATGTCAAAAACAAGATGACGGGTTTAGAAATGCCTAAAATAATAGGTGATGCCCAAAGGAAAATAGCTAACTTTAAGCAGGAAATAGCCTCAAAACATGCTGAATTTTTGCGAGATGACACTGATGATGTAACTTGGCTAATGAATAAGGATGAACTCAAATCACTAAAACAGCTAGAAAAGGAGGCAATTAAGGAAGTCAAACAAGCAGAAAAACAAAAACATTTAGAGAAGCAACAACAAATAAAAGAAGAACAAAGAGCAAAGCGACTACAATTAAGAGAAGAACAAAAAGCAGAAAAACAGAAATCTTTAGAAAGACAACGGCAGCTAAGGGAAGAGCAGAGGCTAGAGGCTAGAAATCGCTTCGCAAGCTGGCGGTCTGGTATGATTGCCGCCTCTCGCAAGGTAGCGATAGCAGGAGCGGCAATCATGGGAGGATTTGGTCTTGGCTTAAGGTCTACTCTAAAAGATGTTGATAGTTATAAGAAAGGAGAGAATGAAAACGGCTCTACTTTTACTCCTAAGCAAATTGCTGAAGTTGATAAATTTAATGCAAGCCTAAAAACTACTGCTGCCATAACTCGGGAAATACGCAATTCTTTTGTAATTGATATGTTACCTGCCGTTAATGAGGTAGTATTATCATTTAAGCAATGGATGATTGTAAATAAGGATTTAATACAGGAAAAACTAAAAAAA